CACAGGTGGTGCTGCTACGAAAGTAGAACCGACTCAACCAGTCGGGTCTCAGGCAAGGACGTTTTTACTACTGTAGTAATGCCCGTTCTTTGTTGGTACACAGGAATCCAACCTCCCTCTTTAATACAACAAAACAAACATCCAAAGTAATCCACATGTCATTCGCAAATTTAAAAAAGAAATCAAGATCTGGCTCTCTAACAGATAGACTAATAAAACAAGTAGAGAAACTTAATGATAAAGGAAACAGTAATATTGATGAGCGTATTTGGAAACCATCAGTAGATAAGTCTGGTAATGGTTATGCAATCATTCGTTTTCTTCCAGAACCCGAAGGATGCGATCTTCCTTGGACAAGATTGTATTCACATGCATTCCAAGGACCTGGTGGTTGGTTTATTGAAAACTCTTTGACCACTTTAGGACAGAAAGATCCTGTATCAGAACATAATACTCAATTATGGAACTCTGGATCTGATGCAAACAAACAAATTGCACGTAAACAAAAACGTAAACTATCATACTATAGCAACATCTATGTTGTAAGTGATTCTTCGAATCCTGATAATGATGGTAAAGTATTTTTATTCAGATATGGAAAGAAAATATTTGATAAAATATCAGAAGCAATGCAACCAGAGTTTGCTGATGAAGATGCAATCAATCCATTTGACTTCTGGGCAGGTGCAAACTTTAAGTTAAAGATTCGTAAAGTTGAAGGGTATCAGAACTATGACAAGTCTGAGTTTTCTAACCCATCACCTTTACTTGATGATGATGAGAAACTAGAAAAAATCTATAACTCACTATATGATTTGAATGAATTTTCTTCTCCAAGTAAATTTAAGACATATGAGCAACTTGAAACTCGTTTGAAGTATGTTCTTGGTTTAAATCAACCAAAGAAGACTGCAGTTGCTGATGAAGACTTAGAAGATCTAAGTGAAGGTTTGAGTTCTTATGATCATGCTAATGATTCTTTTAATGATAAACCATCAGTACCACCAGTAGAAAGCACCTCTGATGAAGAGGATGATTCTCTGAGTTACTTCTCACGATTAGTTAACGAATAATCAAATTAAAACCCCTCGTAATTGAGGGGTTTTTTTATACTCCAGATTTTCTTGGGTTGTATGTTGTTATAACTTTCTTTGAAACATATTGTGAACTAGACTTATCATATCTCATAATGTTTCTGAGGTCACTTACGATTACAGGAACAAATTCTCTTTTCATTATTTTTATTTTTCTCTTTTCATCATTTTTTCTAACTTCATACTGATAGTTAGATACTAAACCCCTCGCATTTTCTCCATCAATTAGTGTTGGAGCATTGTAAATATTTCCAGTTGAAGCAACACCCACTGGGACATTATATTGAAATTGAAATTCTTCACCAACAACTAAACCACCCTTCATAATTAATCGATTTGATGAATCTCTAACTTCTTTTGTTTCATAATGATGAGTTTCTTGAAGTTGTGTTTGGGAACCATACTTATCTAACATATAAGAATTCAAATCATTATTACTTAACGGCCATTGATCTCGAATATTTGTGATATTATTTGTAATTAAAATAACCCAATCTAACTCTTCATTATCATATATTTTTTTCGCAAGCGTATCTGGTCTTTCACCCTCTTCAATCAGATAATAATTAAATGCAGTAATTGCTGATTCAATATCAGTTCTTAACTTTGCTCTCTTGAATATATTTTTAACCAATATTCTATCTTCATTTCTATTTGAATTTGCCAAACGAGAAATGTAAGATATCTCTGGTAGTTCTTCGAAGTATGCCATTAGTATCCTATTGAAGTATCAGAAACTTTTTGTAATCCAGCTCCTAGTGGATCTTCACTATAATCAGTATCGTATACTGGTTCTAGTTCTTCAAAACTTAAAGATAAGTTTATTGATGTTGGTTGACCATCATCATATGCAGACCATTGTGCACCATCAGTATATGCAACAGAAGTTCCTGTGCATGCTGAAGTCTTGACTCTAAATAAACCATCAATTAATTGATCTCCACCAGTTTTAAACTGAAGATCAAAAACATTTGGTGTCCCTAAAAAGAAAGAAGCACCACCAGATGTAGGATTTTTTTTCTTGGCTGACATTCCTTGTTTAAATGATCTTATTATTTTATTCACCAGCATTGCTTCTTCTCTACTTCTTGGACTCATTCTCCAAGTAAAACTAAATTTTCGAAGAGCAGGAGAATTAAATAATAATTCCAAGTTACTATTTGGTATTATTCCTTGTCCTCTTGCTAATATACTTTCTGCACTCATATTTTGACCAAGCATATTTAATACTGAAGATCCAAGAGATGCAGTTCCTGCATTTATCATATTTGGATTGGTTAAAACTCCTCTAAAGTTTTCAATCATTTGTTGTTGATTATCTGGGGATAGTGCGTTTCCTGCTGCAGTTACACCTTTTTTTAGAGTTCCTCCAAAATCGTTGACAAGACTATTAATATTATCTTCATTTACAACTTTTGAAACGGCAGCTGCGATTCCAGCACTCATCGCATTCATTGTATCTTGACCCCAAGCAACACTATTTGCATCAGTTAAAGTATTAGGTATTGGAAGTTTAACTGTATTGATTATTTCTCCAGCTGGATTATCTCTTATTACACCATTAACATAATCAAATGGATTAGTTTCTCCATCAAACAATCCTCCTCTTACTGGACTATATTTGCGTTGTGTTATCTTCATGTAGTCTTGAGTATTCCCATAATCCGCATCAATTGGATACTTCATTATTCCAAAACTTTTTAAGAGTGTGTCAGCAGATCCATTTTGTATATCAGAATTATTAATTACTTCACCTTGTCCTGGTGTATCATTTATTTGAGAATTCTTCCATTCTTTTGCAGCTTCAAAAGCATCTGCTTCTGTTTGCTTATAATCTGCTGGAAGATTTGCGATTGCTTTGACACCAATTTTCTTTTTGATATTATATACACTACTTTGTATGTCATCTATTTCAGTTTGAGTAAGAGACCCACTCTGACCTGGTTGAAAAACTCCATTCTTGTATGTTACTGATTCACCCCTACCTTCAATATATCTTTTTAAACTTGATTTCTGATTTCTAACTTCATAATCACCAGTAGTGCTGTCATAATACAACCTTACTCCTGTAGAAATAGTTTTTACTTTTTTGAATGCCATTTAAATACTATCCCAAGCTCTCTGTGGTGATACCTTTTGTCCATATTTATTAACAAAGTTTTCAGTTACCAATTGTGCAACACTCGCATAGTCTTCAAGAGTCGAAGGAATTATAAAAATATCTCCAATATTACTGAAAAAATATCGATGTAATGTTTTCTTTGGTAGTATCGCACTAGTTTTATTTAGCAACCCTTTTGCAATTCCATCACGATAGTCTGGATTTAGGTAGTGGAGGTTTGATCCGAGTATCTTATCGTTCTGATATTCCATCACATATACAAGTGGTCTACGATCATAGAATGGATATTTTTTGGGGTATGCAGCAGAGTAAGAAAAGAAACAAAGTTCTCCAATCTCTGGAAAACGAGTCTCACCAACTTCTGATAGTTCAGTATACAATTCATTTGCATACCAATCTGGATCAGTGCCAGCAACACCACTTGCTTTTTCTTTGATTCTTTCTCCGATACTCATTTGATTCCTAAATCATCTTCGGTCATAATTTTAAATTCATACTTACGATCTGCACAGAAACTTTTTGCTGCTTTCCATTTAGCATCATTGACTGCCCATTTTTGAACTGAGTATGCCCAAGACTTTGTTCTTTTCTTTGGATTTCGTACTGGCATCTTAGTTTCTCTTTTTGGTTTTACTTCTATTACTAAACATCTTATCTTTCCTTTTTTATCTTTATACTTTACAAAGAAATCTGGAAAGTATCTATGTATTCGATTGTCAAGTGGAGAACGATAGGGTATGAAAAATTCTTCCGATGCCCATTCATCTATACTTTCTGTGATATCACAGTAGTTCATAAATTTTCTTTCCCAAAGTGACCTATATACTATATTAGTAGGATTACCTTTATATTTGTTCGGGTGCCTTGGGTAATATTTTCCACTATATGCCATACATATATTATTAGATAAACTTAAAAACTATTTAGATGACAACTCCAGTATCTACTGAATCTTTATATGTCAATATGAATGATGTCAGTAATATCATTACAAAACTTGCTATTTCCAGTCAGTTCAAAGTCTCTTTAAATTTGAACCGAGGAGGAAGTGATGGTGATTTGCATAGTCATTTAACTCGTTGTGGTATATTTGATAATCTTGGATCAAGTTATGAAAGTTATGATCTCTTATGTTCTCAAGCTTCTCTTCCAAGTTCAACAAATTTTATTGTTGAAGAAAGAGGAAGTCGTCAAGGTGTAATTGAAAAGTTTGCAACATATCGTGTGTATGATAATTTCAGTTTAACTTTTTACATTGATGATCAGTATAATATTATTCGTTTGTTTGAGGAATGGATGAACTTTATCAATCCAATTCATGATTCAACTGGAAGATATGAAGGAGACAGAGAGGGACAATATGGAAAATATAGAGACAGACCTTCATATTATAGACTTAGATATCCAGATAGTTACAAAAGAGATATATCAATTACAAAATTCGAAAGAAACCTAGTTGTAAACCCAAATGATAAGAATAAGAAATTTAATAATCTACCACTATTGAATTATAGATTCCACGATTGTTTTCCATTAGATATTCAAACAGTTCCACTTACATATGATAATAGCATCTATACACAGTTGACTATAATATGGAGTTACTCAAGACATACTGTTGAGAAATTCAACTCAAAACATTATCCAGTTTAGCTACTAAATAAAGTTACTGAAGTGTACTAAGTATTATGCCTTTACCAAAAATATCAACTCCACTTTATGAGTTGCAGTTACCTTCCAACGGTAAGAAGATTAAATATCGTCCATTTTTAGTGAGAGAAGAGAAAGTTCTTATTCTTGCTTTAGAAGGTGGAGATAATAAAAGTATTACTAATGCAGTGAAAAAAATTTTAAAAGATTGTATTAGTACTAGAGGAGTTAAAATTGAAGAACTACCAACTTTCGACATTGAATATCTATTCTTAAATATTCGAGGTAAGTCTGTTGGAGAAGCACTCGATTTAATTGTTACCTGTCCTGATGATAATGAAACAACTGTTCCTGTGAAAGTTTATATTGATGAAATTGGAATTGAAACAAATGATGAACATAAAAAAGACATTGTTTTAGATACAAACTTAACTCTAAGAATGAAGTATCCTTCTATGACAGAGTTTATCACAAACAATTTTGAAATTGCTAGAAAGGAGGTAGATCAATTAGATCAATCTTTTGATATCATTGCTGCATGTATTGATATGGTTTACAGTGCTGACGAATCATGGGCAGCATCTGATTGCACAAAGAAAGAACTCAAAGATTGGCTTCAAGATTTAAATTCAAAACAATTTAAACAACTTGAAACTTACTTTGAGACGATGCCAAAACTTTCTCATACTTTAAAGGTTACTAATCCAAATACTAAAGTTGAAAGTGAAATTACATTGGAGGGACTAGCGTCTTTTTTCGGTTGAGTATGTCTCATATTGATCTTGAGTCATACTTTAAAATTAATTTTTCTTTAATGCAACATCATAAATACTCACTAACTGAAATTGAAAATATGATGCCTTGGGAGAGAGATATCTATCTTGCACTACTCAATCAATATATTGAAGAAGAAAATGCAAGGATACAAGAAAACGTATAAGTCAAATGCAATCCTTTTTAAAAAAACCAAGTAATTTTTTTCAGAGACCTAAGATGGGTGCAAGTCGTAAGAAACTTGGATCTACTTTGATGGGAACTCCAATTAAGGTTGCTCAAAGACTACTACCACCGACAAAACAACTTGCAAAAGAAAGAAGAGAGAATGATAGTTCCCAGTTTGTAAAAAACTATCTAGATTTTTTTGGTGCAAAGAAAACAGCAAAGGTATTGCGAAATAATTTAAAGATAACAAGAGATGCATTGGTAGATATGTTTGAGACTACCAAGTTATTAAAGATACAGATGCGAAATATAACTGATAGTTTAAAAATGAAAGGTGGTAAAAAGAAAGGTGGTTTATTGGGTGGTCTTTTAGGTGGCGGTCTTGGTATGTTGAGTGGACTTTTAAGTGTTGCATCACTTCTCACGAACCCTGTAGTATTAGGAATTTTAGGAACTATTGCTGTTGGTGGCATTGCTGCTTTACTTGCAAATAAAGGAATAAGAGAGGCAATATTTGGATTTTTAAAAAATTATGCTGCTCCAGTTGTAGGTTTTTTAAAGGATAGTATTTTTAACGTATTGAAAGAAAATTTCCCCAACATATTTTTGGCAGTTACTGATCCTCTTGGTTTAGCTAAAAATATAATTACAGCTCCATTTGGTGGTAATACTCCTGCTGACGTTGACATTAAATTTAATGAATTAAATGATGAACTTGCAGCTGCTGGAATGGATAAAGACGGAACTCCTAAGAATCTCAAAGGATCAGCAAGCAGATTTATAAAAGATCTTCCTAATGAGGGCAGAACACCAGAGCAACAAATAATTTATGAAAGAGTGACGGGACAAAAAAATCAATTAGAGGACTTGAAGAAACAAATAAAAAATGTTGAGAATGAAGTTCCGATGAGTGGAATAAAAACTGGTGGTCGTGACAAAGGACAGGCATTCTATACTAAAGAAGATAGGGAAATAATAAAACAAAAACAAGAAGGGATAATACAGAACTTTAATTATGATGGGGAACCAAAAGAAGTTAAAGAAGTATCTGATAGTAAAATTGAGAATATAAAAACTGATACTACAAAAAATATGGACATAGTTAAAAATATTGAAAATCCAATTGAGGAAGAAAATAATGATCCTATAATTGAATATGTTCCAACAGCAATGTCTGGTTCGAATAATCAACCACAAGTCATGGGAGGATCTTCAAACCCACCTCCAACTGGAGGAGGATCACCTTCTATTGTATTCTTCCCATCTAAAAACTTTGATACCATATCTGATCAAACTGCAAAAAGTCTTATGAATATTGTTGATGGATAATTATGATTAAGGCAAAAAAATCACCACTATATGCTCTATCACGAAAGGTTAAAACTGTTCCACCTACTGGTGTAGTTTCAGGTCTTAAATTTAGAAAAAAATCAGAACTTAAATTATTCTTAAGATGGATAGAATCAAGTAGCACAGCATTAAAAAGAATAAAATCTCCAAGTAAGAAAGAGATAAAAGATTTAGACAAAGGATCTAAAGGTGGTGGTGGACTTGGATTATTAGCATTACTTGGTATAGGTGCACTTGGTATTGGTGCAGCTGCAGGTATGATGGGTGGTGGTTCAGAAGATGGCACAGGAGGAGAAGGTAGTGCTGAAAAAAATCCATTAGCAAAAGGAATTTCAACTGCAACTGATTTTAGTGGAAGGATACCAAGGAAAATTAATATTCCAAAAAGAGTAGTAAATCAAAAAATTAAAGCACCAAATACAAAGATTAAAGTTCCAACAGAAAAAATCAAAGCACCAAAGATAAGAGGTAAAGGAGTAAAACCAAAAATAAAACCAAAAATAAAACCAAACGTAGTCAAAAAACCAATACCAAAAGTAAAAACATCAATTTTCAAACCTAAAAAAATTGTCTTGAACAAAGGATTAAAAGGTTTTGGAAGAAATGTAGTTAAAAAAGGAGGAAGTGTACTTGCTGTTGCAGATGCTGCCATGACCACAGTGGATAGATTACAAGAAGGTCAGACAGCTAAACAAGCATTTGTTGGTGGAGCAGCAGAGGCAACTGGTAGTTTTCTTGGATTTGGTAAAGGATTTAAGATTGGTGCAGCACTTACAGCAAAAGCAGCTTCTCCTTTACTTGTTGCTCCAATTCCTGGTTCTCGTATTCTTTATGGTGCTGCAATTCTTACAGGTGGTATTGCTGCTGGATTTATAGGATCAAAAATTGGCAGAAGTGTATCTGGTGGTCTCGCAGATCGATTTACAGGAGTTCAGAAAAAATTAGAAACTATAAAGGCAGAGAAAAAACCAATGGGAAGATCATATAATAAGAGGAAAAAGAAAAAAACTATTGTTGTTCCAGTTAATACTTCTCAAAATGAGAGTAACCCAACTGGCGGTGGAAATAATGTAGTAAATAATAGTGGTACAACTGGTGGTGGAACCGTGATTATTAATGATAATAATTCTCATGAGAAATCACTTTTAAGTAAACTTGACGCAAACTAATGGCAAATTCATTAACTGGCATTCAAATTGAAGACTTTTTTATTGAATCTTTAGATGGATCTAAAAAATTTGATCTAGCTAAAGGCACACTTTCTGTCGATTACTATGAAGATATTTTAGAACCATGCGTTTCAATGAAGGTGAATGCTATGTTTAGTTTTAATATTGTAAGCGAATTGCCAATTCGTGGAGGAGAAAAAGTTGTATTAGATTTCACTCTTCCATCTGGAGAGTTTAAGATGGATCGTGAAAAGACGATGTATGTTTATAAAGTAGGTGAGTTGAGATCAGAAAAGCAGAGTGTATCTTTTAATTTATACTTGTCTTCAAAGGAGTATTTTATTAATGAAATTTCTAGATGTCCTCGTAAATTTGAAAATGTTGACATCAGTAGTCACGTTAGTAGTATTTTAAAAGAAAATTTATTAACCGAAAAGGAATGTGATATTGAACAGACAGCAAACTCATATGCTTTTTATGGAAATACTCGAAAACCTTTTTATATTCTTCAGTGGTTAGCACCGAAAGCAGTTCCTGTGATATCAAATAAATCTGGAACAAGTGGTGATGATGGAACAAAGGATGGCAAGTCAAATGGAACCTCTGGGTATTTCTTTTATGAAAATCAAGATGGGTTTAATTTTAGAAGTGTCGAAAAATTAGTTTCAAATGCTCAAGTAGACTCCGATAAAAAGAAAGCAAAATTTAGATACATCTCAAAAGGATTTGGTGCAGTTGATTCAAATACAGAAGAGGGCAATTTCCAGATAATTGAATATTTTTTAGATAAGAATATTGACGTAAGAAGATCCTTACGTATTGGTATGTATTCAAATAAAAGTATTTTTTATAACACTCAAACTCATTCAGTGAGTTATTATAAGTATGATTTGTTAGATCAAATAGCAGGAACATTGGGTGGAGATGGTATGGACACACCTGCGGAACTATTTACAGAAGCACCATCAAGACAATTGTTTAGAACGTCTGATCATGGAGTTACAAGTCTTTTGGATCCATCAAGTCGAGATGAAGGTGATATGGCAAGATCTTTCTCAAGATATAACTTATTGTTTACACAGTCACTAAATATTCTTGTACCGTGTAATATAAAGTTAATGGTTGGTGATGTTATTTTCTGTGAACTTCCCAGTTTAGAAGCTGGTAAGGGATCAGATATTGATACTAAAAGAAGTGGTAATTATTTAATTAAAGAATTATGTCATCATTTTTCTCTTAATCAAAATACGACCTCTCTTAAACTTATAAGAGATTCTTATGGTGTTTACGGAACCAACGCATCTTAAATAGGAGGCACTACTATGACAATTAAACACAATTTAGAGCACGAAGTTTATCTTGACCCAAAGGATAAAAAAGAACATATCAATCATGGTATGTTAGAATATAAAGAATCAGAACTTGAAGAAGTACACGCAGACTATGAGTATTCTCATAAGGATGAGGTGGTAGAACCCAATGACGGTAAGATAAATGATTGGCATACAAGACACGAAGATAAGCATTTAGAAATCTATTGCGACAATCATCCTGATGCATTTGAATGTAGGGTATACGATGATTGATGAGTCTTTCTTAAAATCTAATGTTCTTGGACGAGACGGATTCACTTGGTGGATTGGTCGAGTTGCTCATCCTGATTATTGGAAAAAAGAAAATGAGATTTCTGATGCAAATGGTGAATTTGGTCAAAGAGTAAAAGTACGTATCATTGGATATCATCCTTGGGACGGTGCTCAGTTGGAAGAAAAAGATCTTCCTTGGGCACACGTAATGCAAGATCCAATGATGGGAGATGGTACTGGTGGAAGAGGAGAGACAATGGCTTTAGTTGGTGGTGAAACTGCTATTGGTTTTTTCTTGGATGGAGAAGAGGCACAACAACCAGTAGTGATGGGTTTACTTCACAGATCACAGAGTGTAAAAAGTAATAGTACATCACAGCAAGAAGTTGAGTCATTTAAAAGTTCTCAATTTTTAAGTTATGATCCTTGGGCTGGCAAAACACCAGCTACAGCTAGAGCTACTACTTCAGGAAAGATAAGAAAGATTGATCCTACACAATTTGATCAAAGGAGAAATACTGGAAAACACACAGCAGATAATAATAGTTCAATTCGTTTCAATCAAAACGTAGGAGGTGATGCACAAACAATCTTTGAAAGAAAAACAACGAAAACTACCACTAAAGATAGTACTTGTGGTAGTGGTTCAATAGGTCGAATAACATCAATTCTTAAAGACTTTATATCATTTACATCTACACTTGAAAGTATTGGAGGTAAATTTATAGATCCATTAACAAACCAAATTGTTAATATGGACTATCAGATAAGAAAAATTAGAGAAAAGGTAAGTGGAATAATTCAAGGAGTCACAAAACAGATAAGAAAAAAATTGATAGGGAAACTGAATAAATTATTTGGAACTTTCTTGGGAACTTTTAAGACTCTTCCTACTGGTATAACTTCATTTTTGCAGGATGGACTTTTACATAAAGGATTCAAAGGTATTATGTCTTTAATCTTTTGTGTTTTTGAAAAGATGATTGGTAATATTGGTAGTTTTATTGGAAATATGTTTCAGAATTTAATTGGAAGACTTATAAACGGTCCTTTATGTGCAGCAGAACAATTTGTATCAGGTATTTTTGCAAAGGTATTTAATTTTCTTGAGAATGGTTTGGGTGGTATAATGGGTGGATTGAATTGGTTAATGGGTGGATTGGGATCTGTAAGTGGAGTTCTAAAAAATGTTAGTAGTTTAGCAAAGTCAATATACTCTTTCATTGGATGTGACGAGCAAAAATGTTCAAAAGAAAGTGAATGGGTTTCAAGTATAAATGCAGCAGTAGAGACCAAGGGAGATCAATGGGATAAAATTATAAGTAACGTAGATGTGTTCTCTGGAATTAGTTCTTCTCTGACTGGAATATCTTCAAGCGTTAGTGGTAAGATAGATGATGTCTTTGGTGACACAGGAGAGAATCCAGAGTATTCATATAATGGAACTCCACTTCGAGATGTATTGACAAGCGTTGATGTTCTTACGGGAGGAGAATCAGCAAGTCAATTAGATAAAGGATTAGGATCAATTGAAGCAGCAGTTTCAACTATCACATTATTCGGTGGACAAAATTCAATATTCAATTCTTGTAATCAAATAAATGATAATCCAAATGATCAAGATGATATATTCCCTGTTAGACCAGGAGTGGTTTATCCTAAATGTATTCCACCTAAAGTATCAATAGTTGGAAAAGGATCGGGTGCAATATTAAAAGCAGTTGTTGGAAATGATACTAAAATATTTTCTATTGAAGTATTAAATGGTGGTAGTGGATACAATGATCAAAATGCTGTTTCAATTATCGACAACACAGGACATGGAACAGGTGCACAAGCTGATGCTATAGTTGAAGATGGTGAGGTTAAGAGAATAATTATTAGAGAATCTGGTTTTGGATATTGTGGTGAAACATTTGCTCCTCCAACTCCAACAGATCCTGGTGATGATATTACTAATGATATTCCAAATATAGGAATTGGAACTGATATATTCGGTGATATAGATGATATTTACGTTAATCAACCTGGTATTGGATATACATCTGGAGATACAATTGGAATTGGCAACACTAACTTCCCAATAGTTATCACACCAGGTGGTGGAATAGTTGAAGTAGTCATTCCAGATGGATTTAATCAACAGTTCTCCAGCATTCCAGACTACTCTATTAATACAAGAACTGGAGTTGGTGCAGAATTTATTCCGATTATGTCATATAATTTACAATACCTTGTAGATGCAGCTCCGAAACCTTTAATTGGAATCAAGAGTGTAATTGATTGTCCTACTAAAGATTCGATTGATAATACTACTTTAGTTGGATATGTAAATGGAGAACCATATTACGGTGCTTTCCATGTTCATCCAGATACAGGAGTGAAGATGGTTGGGGAAATACACGTTTCTACCCCTCATGATATAATATATGATACTGTTGAAGAGAGTTTACGTGCAATGATAACCATCCCACCAACTTTAACTCAATCCACGCCAACTACAACTACTACAACAACGACAACAGATACGACTTCATATACTCAGATAAATACGAGTACAAATACTAATAATAATGACACTAATACCAGTCAAAGTAGTGGATCAAGTGACCCAACCCCACCAACCCCACCAAGTAGCGGTGGTGGTTACTCTGGAGGAGGATACTAATGAGTGAAGAAGAGATTAAAAAATTAGTCGCAGATGAAACTGCGAAACAACTTACGGAATATTATCGAAGATCTTATCCGCATTTTGAGGTATCCTCTGGTGTTGAAAGTGAAGCACATGGTCAGACTGAGTATTGTATGACAACAGATACTTATCAAGGTATACATTTCTATAAGCAAGGAAATTTAAAAGTTAGATCAAATAAATCTGTAGAAATTTATTCTGGAGAAAAAGCAACTGATGATACTCCAGCAATACATATTCAATCTGAAAATGGATATGTAAAGATTGAATCAGATGATACTTTAATTTTAAAAGGTAAAAGAGTTCAGATAATATCAGAGGGATCTTCTGATGAGGATGGAGTTTTTATAGAAGGTGGAAAACGTGTTAATGTGGATGCTGGTAACATCACTCTTGATGGCGACAATACAAATGTAGTTGCTGCAGAAGAAATGCATATCAATGGGGGATCAGATTTGAGTTTATATTGTGAGGCAGCTCCAATTCAAACTTCATCAGGTGCTGAATCATTATTTGCTGGTGGAGTAACCACTCAAATTATGAATATGCTTGATAAAGCAAAAAGATTTTTCGCTTGATTAATTATGTCGATTCGAAACGCAGAAGTACAAACAGGAGCAGTTCATATAGGATCACCTGATTTTTCAAAGTTAGGGATTCCACAAGTATTACCAACTGGAGTTTTAACTTGTCCAGGCATCAGTATATTCGGTGGTTCATTGCCAAGTGGTGTCCCAAGAGCAGCAGTGAGTATCGGACCTCCTTTAGCACTAGCAGCACCATTTTCTCTTGAAGTTATTGGTATATCTAATTTTATTGGAAACACAAACCAACTAGGATTATATACTTGTACTGGTGCTTCGATATTTAGTGGAATTCATACAGTTAATGCTGTAGATATTACGAATGGAACTAAAACAATTAATGGAACTCTTACTGTAAATGGTAGAACACAAATAAATGGTGCTTTCCATGTATTTGGAAGAGCATCTTGGTTATCTTCTATCGTTGGAACATCTAAGTTATTTGACATTCCACATCCATTAAAAAAAGGACATCGACTTGCTCACGGATCACTTGAAGGTCCTGAACTTGGTGTTTATCATAGAGGAAGATTGAAGGGATCTAATATAATTGAAATGCCATCTTATTGGAAAGGATTAGTAGATGAAAATACAATTACAGTTCAACTACAACCAATTGAAAAAAATCAAACTCTTGTAGTTAAAAGTTTTAATAATGAGAAAATTGAAATTGAAGTTGGTACAAACATAGACTTCATTACTGGTGAAATTTTAATTGATTGTTTTTATCACATATATGGTGAAAGAAAGGATGTAAATAAATTAATTGTAGAGTATGAAGCAGGACCAGAACCTGAACATATCATGTATCAAGGAGGTCTTAGAGAATGACAGTTAAAGGTGATATAATAGGTAAAGCATCTGATGAGTTGGAAATTGTTGATAGACAAATTCTACAACTTCCTGAGATTATTGCTGAAGTTCAATTAAATCTCGATGATCTAATTGTTCCTGGATCAAATTTTGATCGAAGAGTTTGTGAATTAACTCAAGCAGTTAATCTAAAAGTGAAGGAATTAGAAGTTTTGAATGGATTAATCACTGGAGCTTGTGGTGAAACTGTTACTGTTGATGGTAGTCAAATAGATGTAGGTGAAGTTGTTCAATTTGATGTTGTTCAGGGTGGTCGAAATGATTCAGAGGATCCTACATATATTGGTGTTAATCCATTTGCAACAACTGTCTTTGGTGTTACTACAAATATGATGGGAGGAGGGGATTTTGAAACTATTATCACTGGTAATTTAGGAGTTGGTGTAACCACACTTATAGGTGTAGGAAGAACATTTCTTGCTCAAGAAAGTAAAGCAGCAACTGGTGGTGATAATAGTCAACCCTGTGCGATCAGTGCTGGTGACAATTATGATAATGCATATTCTGGTTATGTAACTACACCTCCTACTCTCTATTCTGCAAGAAGAAGTACATTACTAGGCGAAATAGGAAACTTGAGAACAACAAGAAATACTTATATGAATGACACTGTTAATGAATTAAAGAAAGAAGTTAAATTTAAATATACACAAAGACACAGTTATTATTACGGACTTCATAATGTTAAAATTCGAAAAACAGAGTTAGAAAACATAATAAATATGGCAAATGACCCTGCAAATGAAACTTTCTACACCTAATGAATATTGATAAAGAACAAATTATTGAGTTACAAAATATGCAAGAAGATATTGCTGGTTATTTTTGTGACGATTATAAAATAAGCGGAGAAACTTACTGGACTTGTTTGGAAACTTTAGCAACTGCAAAATTAGCAGAATTAAGAGGAGAGATAATGTTTAATGACGAATAAATACAGTTGGAAAAGTAATATACTGTTATGAGGACGACATATTATCCTTTTATAGACGAGAGCACACCAGAAGGAAGAAAGACACTTGACAATTCTGCACAAGATCAAATTGATTTTGGAGTTGGAATCAGCTCTAGTATTGGAATTGGAACTGTAAATAATCCACATGCTCAATTTGCTATACATTTTGATGGATCTGAGGATAATAGAATAGGTGGACTTGAAATTAATGGAAATAGTAATTCTACTGGCGATAAACATGGTGCTCGAATTTTAGCTTATAATCGAGTCAAAGCAAATAAAGGATTTAGAAGACTTCGTTTTTCAGCATCTGAATTTCAAATTGAGACTCCAGTTGATGGAACCAGTACTGGATCAGCTGTTCCTAGTCTTAACATCACAGGATTTGGATCAGTTGGTATTGGAACTACTGATCCATTAGCAAAATTAGATGTTCGTGGTGATGCAAGATTTAGTAATAAAATATATGATAAGGATGGAGATTCAGGAACTTCAGGACAAGTTCTTTCATCAACGGGAACACAGGTAGACTGGGTAAATGTCGGAACTCTTTCAGCTGGTAGTGCAGCACAGGTTGCAGTAACTGCGTCTAATGATGATTCAAATTTTAATGTTACATTTGTTGATTCATCTTCAGGAAACCAAAGTATAAAAGCTGATACTAATAGTAACTTTCTCTATAATCCTTCAATTAATAGATTAGAGTTGAATACATTTAATGGAACTGGTTTGATGTTATCTGGTTCAGGAAGTGACTATGTTGGAATGCAATTAAAAACTTCTGATTCATCTTCATCACAGACAAGAAATATATTCATTGATACCGTAAATGAACTTGGTAATGCGATTGCAAACCAAGTTGGTTCTGTGCAGAGTGATGGTGGTTCTCATTGGAGATGGGAGACACAACCACCTGGCGATAGAACTGATCGAAGAGTTGAAAGACTTCGTATCACAGGATTAGGTTCAGTTGGTATCGGAACAGATGATCCAACACAAATTCTTCACCTTAGTTCCAATTCAAATCAAGCATCTATAAGATTATCTAATGTTGGTACTGGAGGAAATGATTGGTATGTGCAGTCTAGTGGAAATACTGCTAGTAATGGTCAGGGTAATTTCTCCATATACAATGGAGCAATGAGTAATTATGCATTATCCATTACATCACTTGGTAATGTTGGAATCGGGACAACTAACACTATCGATACTTATGATGGTGGTTTTGAAAGACGTTTAGTAGTCTATGGTGGTGGAGCTCAAGTAGGTTCTGCGTATACATGGACTGGTGGTGATTTTTACCACGCTGAAGATATTATTACTGCGGTTACAAAGACTAAAAGTGGAGGATTCGCTATCAATTGTAGAGATCAGGAGGTTTCTGCTACTGATCCGAGTAAACCGATTTGGACTCTTCGATCATATGCTAACGAACCAATTGCTTTTGGTCAGGGAATATATGAAATAGCAAGATTTAATGAAGATGGAAATTTGGGTATCGGAACTACTACTTCAACATCACCATTAACTCTATTTAAGCAAGACCCACAGTATGTTGGAGTCACAACTGTTCTTACATTAAAGACATTCAGAGCTGACATGACAGTCGGTAATCCTGCTGGTGGATCAATAAAATTTGATAATTATGATGGTAATTATGGTCATGAGGCATTTATTGAAGTAATTGCTCCCGATTCTCACAGTGGTACTGAAGCAGCTCGTGAACAAACAGCTGATTTTAATTTTAAACAAACAAATAATGGAACTCTAAATACTCGATTTACAATTAAAGGTGAGACAGGTCATGTCGGTATCGGAACTGAAAGTCCACAAGAGACATTACATATTCATGAAGGTGATGTTGTAATTGGTCAAGATTCTGGCAACAACACAAACAATAGAAATTACATCAAATTCGGTAGAGTAAGTGCACCAAAAGCAGCTATCGGTTTTATAAACTCAACAGGAAATGGTCGTGGAGATATTCTCTTCATGAACAATAATG